TAATCTATAAGCACCATATTCGTTAATAGCTTCTTTCTGTGTTAGTTTTCTACCATCTTTTAAGTGTTGTAGAATGTCACTCGTTTGTGTTTTCGTCATTTTAAAATAGTTTAGTTAGTAATTAGTTTTATTCGTAAAATTCAATTCCATTATCGCCCCGCCATAAGTGTTCTGTGTCATCTACTTCTTTATATGTATTGCATGCAACAAATAACAATGACAGAAGTAGTAGTAATAGAATTATTATTAGTGTCTTTTTCATTTTCTATAAGGAGGATATTCAACTGCTGAATCCCAAGCACTTTCACAATGTTCTTTGCAGTTATGACATATTCCTATGTCTGTATCAAATTTAGCTTCACAACAATGACTTACCTGACTCCATTCATCTTCGCATTCACAATCATCATTATCTCCACACATAATACATCTTTGGTGGTCATCACAATATTCATCCATACTCTGTGCATCTTTATCGCATAGATTACATTTTCTATTTTTTTCGTTAAATTCTGTAGGGTCGTTGCTTGTTTGGTAAGTTCCTTCTGCCCAATCTGCATAATTAAATTCCATAATAAGTGTTTTAGTTAGTAGTTGTTTATCTTAAATTCTGTACAAAGATACAATAATTTTTTAAACCACCAAACTTTTTTGTAGTTTTTTTTAAAATAAATGTAATATAATTGTAATTTAACCCTTAATTAACCCTTTGGATAGGGTATTACATACTCTTAAGGATAAAGAACAAGATAAAGGTAAGGTTAAAGAACTAAAAATAATGAGTTAATCTTGCTACCTGTCCACTTTCTTTGTCGTGTAAGAAAGCTTCACAAGCCTTAGGTGCTCCACAGAATCCTTTTCGTGAGTGCCAACTATCTGCTGATGATGGGCTTCTCATATACTCCACAGTAACCCCTATAAAATCTTTAGCATCTAACCATTTATGTTTAACCTTATGATGTATATGGTGCAGATACCAATATCTAAACTGAGTTTCACTCCACATTTTAGGTTTTTCTTGTGCCATTAATAGAGGAAGCTTATCCATCTTAGCACCATCTCCATGCTCTAATCCTATTAGATTATTACCATACTTATAATATTTTCTATGAGATACGCTAATATCAAACTTAATATCCTTTGCTTTTCTAAACCAAGATTTTAAGGTATGGGCTAAATGAAATCCACTTTGATAATCGTGATTACTCATTGAATGTAAAACATCTACAGGAGCTATAGTCCTAAGCATCTCTATTACTTTAACATAAAGCATTAAAGCTATCTCATAATGTTCCCACCACTTTCCATCTGTGTCTTGATGAGTTCCTTTAGTAGTAGTATTATAAACATTATCTATATGAAGAACATCATTACCTATACAAAATAAAATCCTATCAATATCAAATCCCTCAGATTTATTTATAAGTCCCTGAACTCCCTCCAGAACTCTCATTACTGCAGTTTCACAATCATAAGCCTCTCCTGTTTCAGTTTCACTTGCATACTTCCCTATATGTATATCTGCAGGATTTACAACTAATAGATGACTTCCTTTTTCCCTTTCAATAGGGTCGTATTCAGGAGAGTGCCCCTCTATAAAACTATTTATACTTTTAAATATTTCCTTCTCATCTACTCCGCAATCTTCTTTAGTGACTATTGAAAATCTATAATCTCCACCTGCTGATTGCCAATGTTTTACGCTTACTACATCCTTCTTATCTATACCTCTATCTAATAAATGTAAATCTAATGATGAATTGTTGTTTAGGTTATCTAGTGTTTCTGCTCTACTCTGCTTTATTAAATCTTCTTCGTCAGGAGTGAGCCTTAGCCTTTTTCCGTATTCTTTTGACATACACAAATATATAAAAAAACGATACAGGTATGCAAAAAAAATGAGGAGTTATTAACTCCCCACTCTTAACTACTAACTATCCAACTCAGAAAACACTCAAAGAAGGACTGTAAAGATATATTATTTTTTTGATATATCAGCAATACCCTGACCTAAAATAAGGACGAGAATTGCGTGGTATAAATCTTCTGCTGTACCTGTAGAAACTCCTAATATCTGAACTACTGCAGGAACTACTACTGCTGAGATTGCGTACCAAAACTTTTTACTTTTTAACATTGTTCTAATTAACCAATTTTTCATTTTTTTATTTTTTAAAGTTATTATAATTTATAAGATAGTCCTACATTAAAAGAACCCTCGTCATCTTTTGTTGTATAGTTTGGCTCTACATAAAGGCTGTTCCAAACTTTTATTGACATACCAACACCTAAAGTTATATTGTCTACCGCATCTTCAGTTGGCATTTGTGCCGATAAATATAAATTATCAGACACATTGTATCTTGCTACAAAATCATAGTCATCACTATTCTTTTGAAACCCTACCATCACAGCATCAGTTACTTGATAACCAACACCAATACTATTTGTAAAATTATTTACCCCCCAAGCGCTACTGTCAGAAGGTTGTTCAATGTTGCTCATTACTCTGAATTGTGCTGAAGCACTTAAGCAAAATAATGCTACCACTATTGTTAAAACTGTTTTTTTCATTTTATCTATTTTTAATTATTAAATTTATTTCCTTACTTAATTGATTACCTAAGATGTAATTCATTAGGTAAGCGTGAGCCACTTTACTCTCTAAAATTTTATCAGGACTCTGTGCTCTATGAGTTCCTGTTAATATGCACCCCCTACTATCGGAGGGATAATTTCCTCGGTGGAAAAGTATATAGCTTCTATTCGGTACATCTTGTACAAGCAAATGAACATAATCTCTACTTCCACTTTCTCTTGCTAATCTAACCCTACATCCATATATTCCTTCGGGGACGCAAGATACACTTTTTTCATTATCTCTCCACGCTAACTCTAGTGTATGTGCAATAAATTCCGAATTACAATACAGCTTACCTATAACTGACTTATCAGTAAATGTATCCCTGATTAACAGTAAGTTAGCTCTACCTTCCTTGTCCTCTATATTTTTTCTTATAGCCATTCTGACCTTTTGAAGAATTTTTAGAATGAACTCCTTTGCGTTTTTTAGCTCTTTTTTCACAGAATTTCCAAGTTACCTTAGCCACTACTCTCCTTCTCCTATACCACCCTTAGTAACCGCAACATATTCAATATCTATGCTCTCTGTTTCGTTAGCACTCTGTCCATTTATTTCCTGAATATCAGCAAAAGTAACCAATCCCGAAGCTGCTAATCTAGCAATATCTGGACTCATCAATAAAAATGTTTCTCCTGCCTCAACATTAATATATATATAATTAACGCCATTGTATAGTTCTAATATTAGAGCATTAGTATCGTCAGTATTTGTAATTCTAAAATAAGAGTAGTCAGCTACAACAACTTGACCTCTAGCGTCTGCACTAGATAATTTAAGGATAGTTGTGAACACTCCCCCTTCCCCTCCTTTACCCGAAAGAGTCATTATTCTTTGGTCTATCTTTCCATTACCCGCAAAAGTTTTTGTCATAGAATTTCCATAAGCCACCCCATTTAAAGAAATAGTTTCATTTATAGTAACCGATAAATCGCTTTGTAGTATTGTTCCTGCCATTTTATTTGTTTTTTGTTTTTATAAATTTGTAAATTGTAAATGCTATTGCCATTCCTAAAGATAAAAAAGTCAATATTTCATTTGCTTGTGTTAATGAAATTCCTATAGCCCCCAAGTTAGCACCTATTGTTTGTATTGTATCATTCATCTGTACTTTCATTTTTTTAATTTCTAATAATTTTCCACCGTATGCCCTATTAAATATACTTTTAATCCGACACCTTCATTTCCACCCCCTCCAATAGTTGTTATATCTATGGTTATTTGGGCATCATCTAGTAACTCCGCATCTGATATTACCGCAGCCGCTTCAGCAGTAGTTGATGTTTTTTCTGTTGCATCTATAGTTAGTAATGTAGATAAAACACTTACACCTTCCTCTAAAATATCTACAGTCACAATATCATCTGCCGCAGTAAACAAACTCGCTCTTACCCCCGTTAATCTGAAGCCATAAGGCAATCTCATATAATCAGCGTTAGGCGCTACAGCGCAAGTTGTACTAATAGTACCATAAGATAACACATAACACTTTCTAACTCTCATCCACACTAAATTACCGTCAGAGCTAACACTCCCTGTTCCATTTGTTTTACCTAAAAAACTATTATTCTGCGCACCTTCAAATCCCATAGGATTATGTCGGTTTCCGTCTAGTAAATTCTTATGTTCGTTTGCTGCCATATTTTAATTTTTTAACAATCGTTACAGTTGCACACAGTATATGTCCCTCCACAGCCAGAACAAGCATCTACTCCTGTAACATTATAAATACTATCATAGAATATCATCCCATGATTTTTATAAGTATCACTCATACTCGCAGGTTTATTAGATTCATAAGTAGGAAACAAACCATCTTGGTCGCTACCATTTAAATACTCCTCCATATCTTTTGCAAAAATATCAGCCTTTCTGTAGGTGTCCTGCTTGAAAGCATTATAATCATCATTATTTATAACCCTTGAAAACTCATCAAAATTATGAACAACCCCACTTGAGGTTATATTGCTCATAATATCGTTTATCACTTCAAACCTAACATACCAAGCCAAACAATCCTCTAAATAATATACCATTAAATCGCTATTAGCGACAGTTAATGTCCCTGTGTCGTGCTGCAGTTTTAATTCTCCATAAAACTTATCCCCTAAAATTGGTCGGAGATGAGCTAATTCAGCTAAAATAATAGTGTTGTTAGAAACTAAAACAGGGTCAGTATTTTTATTTGTAAAAGTTTTATCAATCACTTCTCCTGCGCTTACCAAAGGTGTATATTGTCTATAATTTGCCATATCTTATTGCTCTATAGTTATTTCTTTAGTTTCATCTTCTGAAATCTCTCCATCCCCATCCTCATCCTTCTCAACTACTATTACCTCTCTATCTGCAACAAACATATCTCCATCTTCTAGCATTGGCAAATCTTCGTCTATCAACATCCTTTGCTCATTTATAGTAAGAACCTGCTTAATATCCACATCATTAGCATAAGAAATTGGTGGCTCATAATGAATACTTAAATCTTTAGGGTCGTAACCCATCTCTTTATATAAGATAGTCCTTATCCCATTCAATAGCAACTCAGAAGTATCTCTAATTACTGTTGTCATTACTAAGTCATAAGCAATTCTAATCTCACTTCCTGTGTTGTTCATTTTTCCCGAACTAACAATACCACTTAAAGATGGCTGCCATCTATTAGCAGTTATAATATTTTGGTCAGTAATTTGTTGTAAATCTAACCAACTACCTTCTTGGTCATCTTTAATTATTTGCACATTTGCAGGAGCAGTATCTCCATTTTTCACTATAAATAATATCTTGCCATTGTTTCCTTCTCCAACAAATTTCTTTTGCGCTTCTTTTACCATTGTTTGTGCTTCTTCTTCCCCCATATCTCCATTTATCTCTACAATAGCAGAGGGTTGAAAGCCATTCATAAACTTAGTGTGATTCCATTTACCAATCTCATAATCAACACATATATGTTCTAATGCCGCTACATAATCAGGAAGCCCATAAAATTGGAAGGTAGGCTCATAATCTTTGAAGTGGATTACAAACTTATTGTGCGATACTCTAGGGTATATAGGAAGCCGATGCATCTTTTCATCATTATTCCAATACTTACACCAATCAGCATTAACATAAACCTCTTTCTTGCTTTTAGACATCCTAACAGTAGTTGCGTCTAAATGATAAATGTTTACCCCTCCCTCATATATAACGCACTCCATATAAGCATTTCCAAATGTATAGTAATCATCTGCTAATTTTTTAAATACATCTCTTAATGATTCGTGGTCAGCATTTACATCCTCAATAAATTCTGCAAGGCTTTCGTTAGCGCATACAAATTTTGCCCCACTTGTAAATACTGTTTTTTGTGCCAATACACTTCTATGTGTAGAAGATTTACGCTTTAACTCCGCTAAATATTGTGGGAATAAATTGTCATCTCCAAATGGAATCCACTTGGTATTGACATTTGTTAAGTTTTTAGGTTCAGTAATTGAAGGAGGAACACTTAAATTAAAAACACCAAACTCAAAAGTATTACTTTTCTTCGCTAACTTCTTTACTTGACTTGCCTTTTTTATTTGACTTTTTAATGGTGCTTTCTTCATTATTTGATTTATTGGTTTTGTCAATTTTTTCTACATAGTGAGAGCCATTTTCAACTTCTTCATAAACCCACGCAAGTTCCTCTTGTGTAGCGCTATTCCAACGAATACGAATATTACCAATCCGACTCGCTCCACCCTGAACTCTTAAATAATCTTTTGCTTTATATTCTGCCATAGCTGTATATATATTAATATGTGGCAAATCTACCACATAATTTTTACTATTACAAATACACATATTAAAAAGATATTAGCAAGGGGTGTTTATAACCCCTCGCCACTATCAATAATACTAATCCGTATCTGCTGTTACATCTCCTGCTAGTACAGTAATTCCTAATAAAGCTGATTGATACTCAAGAGGTAATTCAAATTGTCTTGCCGTTAATGTAATTGTCAAACCATTATCATCTGCGTATGCTGCTCCCGTTCCACCTTCTATAGTTGCAAGGTTAGCGTATGTTTGATTTCTATCCCAAGGAGTTGCCCCTTGTGAGATATTTTGATAAACATACGACCATCCCACCAATAACTGTGTGCCATCGTTCATTTCAACTAGAGCAACGGGACAAGCAGAAGCTAATGCTGTGTCTGTCCATCCTGCTAAACTCATTATCTCATTGAATCTTGCCCCTGTCATTTGAGGAAGATAGAAAGATAGAGCACACTCATAAGCTGTACTCCCACCCTCTTTAGTTCCTGAAATTGCTAATGAAGCAGTTTCGTTCTTAAATTCAAATCTCGCCCAAGGGCTTGTAGTTGTTATACTCGTTAAAGTATGTGCTGCGTTTGATGTTGTAGGTGCAACTGTAGCAATGTTATCTAAATCTGTAAGAAGAATTTGTCTAATTCCACCGACAGCATTAAGATTGCCGCAATCTACCTGTAATCCTGTATCTATTGCCATTTTATTTTATTTTTAAAGATTATTATTAATTTATTACACTAACATTCCGCCTGTTACTAGAGAGTTCCAACCATATTGGAAGCCCATAGTAAAGTAAGCTCTAATGTGCATATCATCTCCAGTTTCATCATAAAACATTTTTAATTGATTGTCAGGATTTGTAACATCTGAGCCAATTATTAAGTTACTCTTAGCTGCATAAACACATCCTTGAGTACAATCTTTAGCTGCTACTGCTGCTGTAAATAAAGCAGGGTGGTTTGCACCTGCTAAAGCTGTAAATGCAGTATCCCACTCATACATAGGAACAACCTCAACACCTCTAAAGTGTAATCTTGGGTAATTTGCTCCTGATTGAGCTTCTGAATGACCATAATCTACTGAACCTACTGACGGACTAACTGCTGTTAAAGCTCCGTAGTATGCGTTATAAATATTTGGCGTTACAAACATTTTCTTTAATCCTGCAGGTGTTTGTTGTAATTCTGCAGGTGCTCCATCAAATACAGTTCTTAATAAAAGTTCTGCATCTACAGGTGCAATCACTCCTCCGATTACAATAGTATTTGCTGTTGATGCTCCTGATGCTGTAATTTCAGGTAAACAAGTACCTGCGAAAACTCCACCTGCTGAGATTGATGTCCATAAGCCATCTCCCATTGAACCATAAGAACATTGTGCTGCTGCTGCATTTAAAGCTAATTGACCTGCCCACATATTTCTTACTGTATCGTGTTGGATACCTTGTTGTGTTCTAGTCATAATTAAACGAGCCAATTCAGTACCATTTAAATCTGGCATACCAATACCATTTTTATATGATTCTCTGATTATTTCTGATTGGAACTCATCCCAACATTGTACTTGTTTTACTGATACATTTTGCACTTCAAGGACTTTTTGAGTAATATCAAAGTCGTTTAAGTTTGCACCTGTACAAGTGTTAGCACCACACCCTGAATTCACAGCCGTGATGTCTGTTAATCTGTTAGCCATCATTATGTTTTGCTTGTACTTAACATTAGGATAAACTGAGTAGTTTCTCATAATGTCATCTGAAGTAAACATTGGCTCTAATAAAATTTGAGAAGCGTATGTTCCTACATACAATCCCCCTAATCCGTTATTTGCTATATCTCCTGCTGCCATTTTTTTAAGTTTTTTTGGTTATTAATTATTTTATAAGTAATGCAAGTTCGTTAAAAAACCTACTATTCTTATCTTCTGCTTTGTTACTTACTACACTAGGGTCGCTATCAGTTTTCACTTCAGTCCCACCCGCTTCTGCTTTACTTAATAAAGCGTTTAATCTACCCACTTCCTCAGTTAGAGTTTCTTTTTCTCCTTCTAAATCAGTAATAGATTCGTTCATTTCGGTAACTTTTGCTTCAAAATTTGTAAGCCTCTTAGAAACTTCCATCTCATCCACAATAGTAACCTTTACTTCTTCAACTTTATTATCAATAGTATCATCATTTTGAACTCTCGCAATAATACCCTCAATTTTAGAGTTGAACCAACTTTTTAATTCATCAGTCATTTTTTTACTTTTTAGGTTAATATTTAATTTGTGTTGTATCTCTTTATTCGTGATGTTTCTGAATTTAGAAATATCGTATTTAGCCGCCACTTTAATAGCGTCTGAGATGGAATCAATAAAACCTAATTCAAAAGCTTCATCAGCATTTAACCATGTTTCTTTATCCATCATTTCTTTAACTTTGCCAAAAGACAAATTCGTTTTTTTTGTGTAAATATCAGCAATTTCATTACTAATCTTATCTAATACTGCTGCTGTTTTTCTCATCTCCTCTGCTTCTCCCATCGCACCTCCAAATGCATTATGTATCATAAATAGAGAATTCTCAGCCATTATTACTTCATCGGCTGCTAAGGCAATCACACTACCCATACTTGCTGCTATACCTTCAATATAAACAGTAGTTTTTGCTTTTCTTTTCTTTATTACATTGTAAATTGCCATACCCTCAAACACATCTCCGCCTACACAGTTTAGATGTAAGTTCATAGGCTGTCCTTTATAAGCTTTTATTTCTTCAATAAAGGATTGTGCGTTCACTCCAAAAGTTCCTATCTCATCAAATATATAAACATCTACAACCTCCGCAGATGACTTAGATTTAATGTCAAACCAATTTCTATCCATAAGTGCAAACATATTTTTTACTTATGAGAATCTTACGCAGTTTTAGGAAAAAACTTTAGAAGGTTATATTCATTGTAGCCACCTCTTTCTTTCTCTCCTTGTAAACTACACTTTGCACTTGTCTTTCAGAGATGTCATACTTAATAGATAAATCCATAAAGGTATGAGTTCTATTCCCTTCATTGAATCTTAAAATGCAATCAAAGTCGTATATTATCATATAATTTCTTAACCTCTTTGGTTCAACTATACCCTTTTCTATTAGATGCCTTAACATATCTTGAATAGTAGGTTCGTGCCATCTTTTTAGGATTTCTGATTCTGCTATTTTTAGATACTCCCCAACCACTTCTTTTTTATTTTGTCTTGCCATATTTTTTAAGCTCTCGGCCCTGTAGGAGATAATGCCCCTGTTAATGTTTTGTTATTTTCATTTTCTTCTTTCTCTATAATATCAACTACCTGTTCAAAAAACTTTACAACACTATCTCTGCAGCCCTTACAACTCATACTTTGTTTTACTTTAGGGAATAACTCCTTCCATTTCTTAAACATAAAACTTAATGCACCCGCATCATACTTTCCGTTTTTTATTTTTGTCTTATTATATGCTACAGCATCTTTAATTTCTATCTTTTCTTCATTAGACATGTTATTTATAACAGTTAATATACTCATAATTTAAGTTTTAATTATTCTTTCCATTTATCTAATGGGCACTCTCCTAAAAATTCTTTAGTAAGAGTTGTTTTGGCATCTAAAAAGCAACTACACTTTCCACATCTTGACCCCCAAGTTATTTTAGGATTTTTAAGCATTAAGAAGTTCCTGTAAAAGTCGCATTTTTTACAGGTATCTAACCTTTGTTGTTTTGTTTTTTTACTAACAAACATTTGTTAATATTAAATTGTTGCAGCAGCCTCTATCACATTTACTTTTCGCTGCGTCTTTGTTATATCTGATTCTACTACTATTACTTTTTGAGTGCTACCTCCACTACCACCACTTAATGCACCAAAAGAAGCAGTTGCAAAAGAAGGCATATTTAATAGTCCGCCATCAGCAAATCTATTTCCTCCCCCTGCTGCGTTCATAGAAGATAGTTGGTCTTTATACATAGCCGTACTTCTTTTGTTTATTACAGCCTCTCCTCCTTCTAGCTCTACCACCCTACCCCCTACAGCAAACTTCTCTCCGCCTTGTGCGTGGGATTTACCCCTAACCATACCACCTTTAGCAAACTTTCCTTCTTTACCACTAGGAATAAGACCCCCCTTCTTCATAAACATACTCATAACTCCTGCTATTAGAGCTATCATCGCAATAATACGAAAGAATGCCGTATAAGGGTCACCACCACCTTGTTTTAAAATTGCTTTAGTACCTAAAACAGGTAGTGAAACTGCATCTGCCATTGTATTACCAATAACCGCACCCGTATTTGTAGTGGTTGCTGTAGTGTTTAATGCTGTAGATACTGAATCTGTATTTGTAAGGGCTACATCTGTAGTTTTAAGGCCAATTCCAAGCGCTTTAGCTACATTGTTTTTTACCATCCCTAAAGTATTCAAACTCTCTTGTAATGTTAAAAATGCTTGTGCTATAGATGCTGCTTCTGAAATTGCTATCCCCGCTTCTTTAACTCCATTTAACGCTTCATTATCTCCTGCTAAAGTTTGTAAAGCCCCACCAAGACCACTCATAGCTCCAAGTTGCTCCTGTATCTGCCTCATATTTGATTCATGAAGGCTTCTATTGCTAGTTGCTATTTGACCATTTACTCCTAATAAAGTTTTCCCGTAGTCCTTGTGCAACCCTGCTTTAGCAAGTAAGTGTTGTATTTCCAACTCTAACAAAAGCCTATTACCTTCTTCAGTTACCCTTCCATTAACAGTATAAGCATCCCTTATAATGTTGGCCTCCGCATCATAGTTAGTTTTTATTAATTCCATCTCTTTCCTAAAAGATGAGTCCTTTTGCTGTAACTGAATATCTAACTGCTGTTGCTTTATTTGTGTTATCCTTTTCTCAGTTGTATTTGTATCTGCTAGTTCCTTTTCAAGCATAGTCGCTCTAACTTCCAATACCTTGTCCTTATATTCTACTTCTGTCATAACAGCTTCCGTTTTAACAGATTTACAATTCTCTAACCATTCTTCGTCAGTCATCATGCTTTCTAATTTGCTCTGCTTAACTTGATTTATTGCTAATTTCGTTAGTTCAGCCCAATTAGTTACTGTATTGCCAAGGTCAGGCCCATCACCTTTTCCTTTAAACTTTGTACTAAGCAAGTCAAAATCTAAACCTAACCTCTCAAAAGCTTTTGTTACGGCTAATGTATTTTGCTCAGTATCACTTATAGCGCTCTTTAAATCATCCCAATCCTTAAACCCTGCACCTGTTATAATATCTTGCATTTCTTTAAACCCACCTATGAAATGAACCGTGCCATCCGCAGCCTCTATCGCAACAACACCGAGTTTTTCAAAGAAATCTATCATCTCAACAAATTTTGCATCTGTCATATCCGCCATATCAGTTCCTATGTCGCCAGTTAGAGTTTCCTTTTGAACGGCAAGGTATGACTTCATTTTTTCTTGTGCTATAGTAGCGTTAGCTGCTAATTCTGCAATTCCTTCTATTGCACTTGTAAATCCCTTTACTAATGCTTGGGTTGTTAGTGATTCAGTCAAAGCATCAATAGAGCTTGACAGCCCATCAATAGATGTTTTTTCAGTTATTAAAGCTTGGTCATTATCTTTTAACTCTTTATTTACAGCTCTCATTAAGATAGCGGCCTGACCTTTATATTTATTATATATTTTTTGATTAACCGAAGTATTGTCTAATAAATTCCCTTCCTCATCTAACATCTCATTCATCAAAGTTTTAACCCGTATCAATTCTTTTCCCTTTTGTTTTAAATCTTCTATTGGCTTTATGGAATCTTGATATTTTCCTATAAGAACCTCAGTTGCATCAGCAACTTTTACGGTTTCTTCTTCAGTTTTTAGCAGCCAAGGGATTAATTCTGATAATACAACTATAGCTAACCCTATCCCTGTAGCGCTTATAAGTGACTGAATAGCCCTCTTTGCAACCAGAGTTGCTGTAGCTAAAGTCGTCATTCCTGCTGCCGCTTTTATAGCCATCCACCTTTGTATTACTAGTACCTTATTGTAAGCAATAGTATATCCTGAAACAGCTAGAAGCGTAATTTTATATATACCAAACCATTTTATAAGTTTTGTAAGCCCATTTATAACCTTTACTATTGTCTTACTATTTGCAGCAAGTTTATTCATAAATACTGCCACCCCTTCTACTGCCTCTTGCAAATTTCCTGCAAAATCCTTCATTATACTTATTCCTAACCCTTGCATAGCTGAAGTGAATTTTAAGAACGCTCCCTGTAATGTGTCCCCAATTATTGCAGCCATTCTTGCCCCTTCTCCATTTGCCTCTAACAAAGAATCTCTTAACGCTAAAGTACCATCTGCAGTTGTAAGCATTTGCTCAAAAGCTGCTGCCTGTCTTAAATCAACCACCTCCATAACATCAGCCATACTACCACCCTCAGCAACAAACTGCTTCATAGCAGGTACTAACTCATCTAAAGAGTGAATTGTTTTCCCAAACCTCATAGAAAGTTCTGATGTAGGGTCTTGCATTTTAAGTAATATATTTCTTAAAGATGTACCTGCAATAGAAGCCTCAATACCTGAATCCGTTAATTTTGACATTATTGCTGCAGTATCTTCAATAGAGAATCCTGCTGCTTTTGCAATCGGAGCAACCTTTGTCATAGATGTTTGCCACTTCTCAATATTCATAGCGGAACTACTAAACGATACAGCCATCACATCAACTACCCTTTGTGTTTCACTAGCATCTAATCCAAATCCTCTAACTGCTGCACCTGCAACTAATGCTGCTCTTGCTAAATCACTACCTGTTGCTGTTGCTAAATCAAGAGTTGGCTGTACGGCATCTTGTATTTCAGAAGCAGTAAATCCTAATTTAGAGAAATTTAACATAAGCTCTCCAACCTGTGCTGCTGTAAAGAAAGTTGTTCTACCTAATTCCTCTGCTGTTTCTGTTAATGCCGAAAACTCTTTTTCAGTTGCGCCTGACACAGCATTAACTTTAGCCATTACAAATTCAAACTCTGTAAAAACATTAACAACAGAACTTACTATTCTATTTACAGCTCTAAATGCACCAACAACAATACCAATAGCTGCCGCCCCTTTAATAAACTGCTTCGCCATACTATTGTTACTCTTGGTAGCTTTTTTTGTTACTGTTGTAGAGCCTCTTAATTCTTTATTTAAAACCCTAAGCTTTGTAGATTTATTTCCAATAGCTTTAGCATTTATATCATATTGCTTGGCAGCAATTCTACCTGCTTTAGTATTTTGTTTAGTATCCTTTTCAAGAAGCTTATTTTGCTTTCTTAGCTTCTTTAATTCATCCTTAAGCTTAGTTACTTGCGTGAGATTTTTTATCTCTATTTCGTATGCTATTTTTTCTGCCATATTTCTATATATTAACTAATTCCTACTGTGATTGGTTTTTCTTTTTTATTATATCCTATGTAATTCTGAATCTGCTTATTTAAATCTCTTTCTATTCTACTTTTTGCTCCACTTGCTCTTATCTTAGCGACCACTATGTTAATAAAAAAATATCTTCTTGCTGCAACCTTATCTCCGCCTTCTGTTAAATACCTAGATTCTAACCTTTTCTTAACTGTATTTATAAAATTATTTAAAGAAGTCATACTGGTAAATCTAATCTCTCCTTTATTTTGTTTTTGTAAAGCCCAATCTGCTATTTGTTGATAAGTGGCATTTACACCATTCGTTTTTGAACCATTATTAACTAGCCACATATAAGGTGTATTATTACTTACCCTCATAACAATCCTATCCCCTAGTCCTTGTACTGTTGCACGAAACCCATCATACAATTTATCTGAAGCTCTATGCTTTTGAGCTGTAAGCTCCTCTCGTAAGAGGATTATACCCTGCCTACCTTCTTTCATTAATCTATCTTCTATTATTTTAAATACACCCATAATTTTAAGTGATTTTTGGTGGACGAATTACATTTGCTCTATTAGGAGTGTTAATAGTTTCATTATATCTATTAAACCCATCTACAGTTATAGACGGAAGGAGAATCTCATCTTTTGTTGTAGTTACACCTATCATTGTTTCAAAAGTCATTTCAAAATTAGCATTGATATTGCAACACGCAGTTTCTCTACCATCATCATCCCATCTTACACTCACTAAAATCCCTTCCCCCTCATCTACAGTATAAGCATTATTTCCAACTCTTGAATCTGTAGCTCCATCAATCTTCATAGCATAACCATTACCTTTACCCGCTAAACCTTCAAATGTTTGTGTAAATAATAAGGTAGCTATAGTGCCTGCTGTCCCGTCATCTGTAGTTGGCTTTTTCCATATACTTATAATTATCTTAAAAACCTCCTCACAACTTGAACAAGAGTGTGGATTCAACCATCCAACAACATTTTTAAGATAGCATTGAGTGGGAGCAATCATTTGGGCAGAGGTTGGAATCCAATTATTATTATAAGAACTCCCATCTACCATCTCAACTCCTGTGTTTTTTGTAAATTGCGACCTGTGATTATAGCTTGCTAGATAATCTATATTAACAAGAGCGCTATTAGAAAAGCGCATCTCTATATTTTTTGAAATCCACATTTTAGCTTCAGTAACCAAAGGAAAAGCATTGTATGTTTCTAATCCTTCCATTAGACGCATACCGCTATCCGTTACCACTCTACCTGTTATGTTTTGTGTTATTCCCATAATTATAATTCTGGAGGTGGAGGTGCAGGTGCGGGAGGGCCATAAGTACCACCGCTACCCGTAATAACGACACCACCGACCGGAGTTGCTGTGCTTATAAGTGCAGGAGCTTGAGGTATTCCTGCCCCCACTTCAGGACTATACTGATGTAGCTGTACCTCTGTTGATGTATTAAAATGAGGTTGATAATCTACAATTTTTATTAACTTATAATATACACCATCTATATAAATAGGAAAAGAAAAATCTAAATTAAGTATGTCAGTTACTTTTAAATCTATATAGCAGGTTCTTAATTTCGGTTGGTCAATAAGACCATCTATCATTGTTTTATAATACCTATGATATAGCCCTAATCCTGTTCCCATCGCTCCATAACTTTGCCCTCCTGTCCCTCCATTCAGATTACCGTCATACTCATAATCTTGACAGGTATAATTCCCGTAAGACAATCCAAACTGATTAGTAAAATTAAATCTATCAATAAAAGTACATTGAGGTAGAAAAGCGTGTGACCAATTATACCCAAAAGGCAAGTAAGGAGGGTTAGCACCATAAAAAGGTGCAGGAGGAAATGAAGCGCCAACCGTAGTATCTGCCCATCCTACCCAAGCATTATAATAATTACCTGTATCTGTATTTCTCCAATATTGCCCATGCCAATTTCTACCCGTATTATAATTTACATAATTACCATCCATATCAGTAAGGTTTTGAATCCCAAAATCTTTTTTATCGTACATTAACAATCTAGGGGAAAAACCAAATCCCTTTTCAGATGTCCCCCCTACATTAGTCCATAAAGCCGCAGAATAAAAATTGTTATTACCTGAAGTTACACCTCCACCCACAGCAAACTTCTGAGAATCAAAAGTACCAGAAAAGAAAGGATTTTCAAAAACTGTATCTCCTGAAGGGTAAGCAGAATTTAAATATTGTATATAAGGTTCATAATCTTCTACCCCGTCAAAATTTGTTGGGGCGAGGTTCTCTATCATCGCATCATTATCATCTGTTTTGTATTTAAAAATAAGCTTTCTTGTAAAATTAGAATCTATCCAAGAATCTACAATCTCCTTCCCTCTATCTAATTTTGCTGTCCAATCAATAGCTGTACGAAGGGGTTGGTAAAACTCACTAAAAGGCTCTATGTAAACCGTTTTAGTTTTTTCGCTAGTTTGAAATTGAAGATTAAAAGAGTGTGCTATTCCTTTAACAAACTCTAATTGCTCATGTTCAGTAGGGATTATATCCGCTAAATCATAAGTTTGACCGTACTCAAGCCTATCAGGATTAATTAAGGTTACTTCCATAATCGCATTACTCCCTTGAACACTTGGGTTTGCGTTAGATATATTATCTAACTCACTACCCATACATCTCCAAGTACAACCGCTAATAGTAGTAGTTGCTCCCGCTGAAGGGCCATCGCCATCAAGATGCCAATCTACCCTTACAAATAACCTTAGTTTATCGCCTTTATTAAAATACCCTGTAAAATCTACATCCTCAAAGTTTATAAGATACTTACTCCCTGTTTGCCCTGCATTTTTAACAAGACAGTTATGTGAGGTTACTTTAGTATTAACAGCCACATCATGCCAAGCGGTATTACCTACGCTTTGCACTCGGAATCCAAGTCCGGGCCCGAATTTTATTAACGCATTATTACCTCCTGAACCTGCTGCTGTATTCCAAGTAGAACCTGAGTACCCCCAACAAAAATTTTCACATTTAAGATTATAATACCCTGCTTCTCCTATAGTCATATAAGAGTAAGTCCCTCCGTGAGTTATGATTGTAGAGTTTTGTAATACATTCTGATATCTACATTGAGTGCCATAAATCGCGTTCCATACCATAGGGACATCATAATTAAAAGAACCTTCGGCAGCATCAGGATTGTCGGGGTTTAAAGGATTAGGCCAAGTATATGAAATAGATTGAGATGATGATGTTACGGAAAACCTGAGGTTATCAACAGTTAAAGGAGCATTACTATTAAAATTATTCATATTGCTGTAATCTAGGAATCTCGCATCAGGATTCTGATAAAGTGCATTAGGGGTTGCATATAATAATTTTTTAAAATCACTTGATTCTATAAAATTTGAAACAATACTATATCCTATACTATCAAATATTTCTTTAATCATTGGATACACCCACAACATTGGCCTCCAATCTAACACAGGAAGTGGAGTAGGGTCAGTCATGTGAGCAGTACCGTAAAAATAACAACCCGTTTTAGTGGATGGTACGGTTGGGGTATAGCGCTCCCAATACTCTCTTAATATTTGCATACTATTAGATTGCCCAGTTTCATTAGTAGGGCCATAAGTTGCAAAGGGATATATTATTGGAGATGTGTTTGTGGATACAGTACCATCATATTCAGTTATCTGTGTTGCATCATCAGCAGTCCAAGTAGCCATTATATCTCTAGCGCAAACCTTTAGATTCGTAGAATTAGGGAAAGTTAGTTGGTTTATAAATTTATTTTCTAATCCCGTACTCCACCCTAAATTATCTCCAAAAAATACACAAGAGTATGCTATTGCTTTCTCTTTTATTCTTATTACATCTTGCACTTTAAATAATCCGTCTATAGCAAACAAGCCCCCCATAGAAATACGACAGGGAGTTTGGAATCTTAATGCTGAATCGCTGTGGGTTGAATTTGTAATATTCATCCTTTTAAGAACATGATTATTGTTTGGGGTTGCGGGAATTTGAAATGTTTTACTATATGCTCCTGCTCTAGCTTCAATATTAGTTGGAGAGTTTATAGCAAAATTTAACGATAAAGGGGAATCTTCAGGGTTTGCCCCGTCTAATTCTCCTATTAGTAAGCTTTGGTTCATATCTACTCTACTAAGCCTTATCCAATCTATAGTAACTGTAGAAAGGGCATCCATCTGAAAGGTTAATGCATCAGTAGTAGAATTATTTGCCTGTCGCCAAATAACTGTTGATTCGTGCCAAGTGTCTGGGTTGGACAATGTACCAATAGAATTGTTAGGGCGGCCACCACCATATCCAACATTAACATTAGGGTTTCCACCTGCGCCAACTCCAAGACCATAAGGAGGATCATTTGAAGGGTCAGTGAAAATTACATTTGCTCCTACCGATTGTGGTTGTCCGGGCGCTGCCATCCCGTGACTGACTAATCCAATAGTACCACTCCTACTCCAATTCTTGAATCTCATTGTGCAAGTATATGCTACCCCTGCACCTAATACCATAACCTGTCTAAACCTGCTAGGAGGCCCAGTTACTGTTTTTTGTAGCCACCCCGCACTATTCCAAGTAAATTGCCGTGTTGCATTACTCCACACACCACAATCTAAATCCCAATCAGGAGATGCCGCATTAGATGTCGCATAATTACTCGTAGGGGTAAATCCTGCAGCGAATTGGCTACTCCCTGTATTGCCATTAGTAAAATTACTATTTTTCAATAGTTCAGGAGAGGTTACTTGAGTATCCACCCCGATTCTATCTCCAAGCAATTCAATAACTATGTTTTTCTTCATATTAGTTTCTTTGAGTTACAACCTGATGCCCATAAGTATATTCAAAATTTATTGTAGTAAATCCATTCTCCTCATCTATAGTATTAACTTCCTGATTAGTTATAATAACAGGGGTGTAAACAGAATTTGTAGGAGTTCTTCCATCCATATTAGCACCGTGCCCTATATTAGTTATACTTCTATTCATTATTTTACTAAAATATGGTTGGTCAGGCCCAGAAAACAGTTGGTCAGTTTCTATCCATACATTAGGGGATAAGGCTAACTCTTTAAGCCACTCGGCTTTTTTAGGATTTAAAGGTAATGTTGTTGCTGTTCCTAATCTATCAGCATCTACACCTACAACCTCTCTACCTCCTTTATGATTATCTAACCCCTTCATAGTGTCAGAAAAGTATGGACTATTTGGCCCTGCTGATGCAGCATTGGCACTAGGATAGGGAGGCTTCATACCTAATGTTTGAGGATTACCTATACATACATTTGTTGTATTAAAATCTTTACCCCATCCTGCGTTCCACCTGCTACCCTCCTTCCTTAATATAGTTTCTTTATTCATTAAATATTTTTCAGTTTGAGTGCCTTTTACTGTATAGCTATCTATGCCTCCTGCCGTGTTAAGCCAATGAAATCTCTTAAAAGCCCTTGGCGATTGACCCCAATAATATGCCTTACATCTAACTTTTTGGCAATTAGCATTATAATCTCCCCTTAACTCAGTATAATATATTCCTCCATAAGTAGAAGTTGCAGCATAAGTTTGTCCCGGCGCATTGTGTTGTAATTCCATTTTACTTCTATCCACTCTATACCACCTATATTCTGTCAGGCTACTTTTTGTTACTCCTGTTCCCGCTCCCTGACTAGTAGTTAGCGTTTTCATGCCTACTCTATAGTATTTTACATCATCATTTATAAATAAAGCAGTTTGGTCAGAAGGATTACCATTACTAATCACTTCTCTAGTCCAAGTTTTTCCACCATATTCCCAAGTATGCTGAACTGTAGAATTAGGATGTATTATATTAGCATTTATAAAAGCAATAGAAATATTTTGAGAGCACATACGATTTGGGGTTCTAGGGTAAGCGTCAGTTATATTCATAGCAGAACCACCTCCTCCCGTAGCATCTACAGGGATAGCGACTTTTGCAGGTAAATTATTAGTAAAATCAAATAATCTTCCTACTCTAGCACCATTAGTATCACTTACCTGCGACCAATTTTCATCATAACAAACAACCTCTAACCAAGTGTCTTTTATTAAATCAGAAGCGTTAAGGGCGTCATACGCCCTACCTTCAGGATTATTTGCTGCTAAATACCAAATAGCATAATTATTTATAGTATTCTGATACCATTGTAATACTTCTGTTTGTTCACAAGGGCGCATATCTTTTACAACCCTCCTTCCATAAGTGGTGCTGCTAGTGTAAGTATAATTTGGAGTCCAACTTTGGCATATCCTTGCATAACCCGAACTTGTCCCCCATCCACTATGAGCAAAAGTTGCAGGATTGGCATTAGCATCAGATTTATTACTATCATATTGTGGGGCACTATTTATTACTATAAATGAACTAAAGCTTGACTTCCAAGAGCCTGATGCTGTCGCTTCCTCTATTATAGCATCTGCATTTAAAATCTCTGTTCTTATTCTTACTCTAACCCAAGTGTAAGTTCCATTTGTAGATTGCACCCAAGCGTTTTGCCATATAGGAAGGGATACATTAGCTTGTCTTACTCTACCACCATTTAATCCTCCCCATTTCCAATCTGCCCAAGTTCCCTTACCAAGAGGCACTAAAGAATAACTAACCTCATCTCTCAGTACCTCACTTATATCTACTGTGAATCTATGCCCTGCCGCAACACTAGTACCTTGACCACCTGTTGAGGGAGGCCCTGCTTCTATATTCCTCATATCCCTAGATTTACGAATTGTAGTAACAAGTTGCCAATCCGTAGTATAAGTACCTCCACCCGCATCTCTATCATTACTTATATAAATATCAAAAAGAACATTTACTATATCTCCTGTTCCTGTTGTTGAAGTACCCGAATAATTAATCGCTGAAGGTTCGTTAGCTTCGGTCATACCTGAACTCTCCCATAATGCAGTAAACTCTATGGGACTATTTACACTATGTATTGAAGAAGTATAATAAGGATATTGTCTTATAAAAGTTCCCGTAGAAGTACCAGAAGCATAAGGTTCGTAACTAAATTTTAATGTTCCATTTATTCCTATTGCCATTTCTTAATATATTTGATATTTCATATTTAAATAATTTTTTACTGTTTCTATCTCCGCAGCAGTTATCGCTCTATTGAAAACTATAACCTCTTGCATACCTCCACCTAAATACCCTAGATGTGTTCCGTGTCCAATCTCAAACTTAGCTGCATTAAAAGTTGTTGCGGGGTCATAATTTAGCATTACATCTTGCTGACTTGTGCTGTCATTATACTGTAAGAATAAATTTGTTGTAGATGAATCTAATTGCATTGTTGCTATATGATATTGTGAAGTATCTCCATCCCATATAAATCTTGCGTTCCAATCTCCTGCTATAGCAGTAGCATCAGCAATATGGCAATACAATCTTTCAGATGAACTACCTAAACACAGCTTAATATTTCCTAATTCATAAGTAAAATAAGCAGCTTGTTCAGAATTTGGAGCGAAGGCTTGAATAGCCTCTGGAGTTAGATTAAGTAATGTTCCATCATTACTATTTGTACTAGCATCAGGGATTGTTGGATAGGTTGCTCCATCTCCCATTCTCCACCAACCAATTAAATTTGCGTTAGGTGTTGATGTTATTAAATCAGTAGGATTTCCTAAATTATATAATTCAGTAACATCTGATTGACTTAATTCTGCATCAAACATACTTGCCTCATCAAGATGTCCCTTCATAGGGTTAGCACCCCCCTGACCAACCTCAAAGGGAGATGTTGTTAATTGCATCCCATTATAAACCCCTGATGCGCTTTGATGGTCTTGGCTTTCCACTCCATCTATATAAATTTTCATTCCTGTAGCTAATCCACTTCCATCATAAGTAGCGCAATAGTGATGCCATTCCCCTTGCTCGGCAGCAGCCCCTACAGTAACCCTATTGTATAGATGTCCACCTCCAATATTATCATATAGCACAAAACTAATATACCCTGATGAGTATTCAGGCTTAAAGGTGTACTCTCTTTGCATTCCAACAATATCATTTTTATCTATCCACCCACGATAAGCAGTTGTAGGGTCTATATTTGACCACACCGAAATACTAAAAGGTTGGTCATTATTAGCCCCATCTGTAAATGAAAATAATTGACCACCCGCTCCACCTGCAGGATTACCTATATCACAGGAAGTAGCAGGAGCAGTTATATCAAAGAATGTTGAATAAGTGTTTGTAAAAGCAGGAGTAACGGGGACTGCTTGTGCTACTGTAAATATTGTAAAATCTGTAGTTATAGGACTATTTGAATCTGAAACAAAATTATCTGTAGTCCCATCAAATTCAATTCTTGTTTTATCACTTGCCCCATCATAAGTATATCTTTTAGGTTGGTCTGCTGAGGTTGTTTGAGCCACATCATTACTATTTCCTGATTGGTCTGCCCAAGCAGAAACTTGTTTTGTCGCTGTGCTATAAGTAACATCACTATCTGCTCTTAACCATATCGCTAAGTTAGGAATTTGATTAGGGGAAGTAGATTGAGGTCTAAAACACATACTCATTACTCTCCAAGTGAAGGTTAGTTTCAGTTGAAGCAGTTGGTCATTAGCAACTTCCTTGCTTCTCTCTATCATTACGCTTTCATCTTGTAAGAAAGCAAGGATTGGAGCTACATCTTGATAGAATTTTAAGAACTCATTTAGCCATTCAGTTGCTAAATCCTGTAAATTCTCCCATCTTTGGTCTATCTCCTCGTTCGCTTGTGTTGTTCTATTGTATAAATCTGAAAAATAAATCTCAAAAGTATATTCTTCCCACCCATTATTTAATCCTACCTCTGGGAATACTGATGTAGGAGGTGTAATTAGCATTGATGGATACTGCGTGTTATGGTTATCGTTAAATTCTTCTGTATATCCAAAGAATTTATCCCCAAAAACCCATTTGTCCTTCATTACTTGGACTATATCTGTTAATTTTATTGGTGTTCCTAAAGGCATATTTATTTATTTTTTCTATTTTACTTGCATTGTATTAGCTTGGTCTTTTGATATTTTTTCTGAAACCTTTGATTCATATTCATTTTTTGCAGATATCCAACTTAAATAAGTCATTACCTTGTATAGATTAGTATTTTTTACACTATCTATGCCATTATCCCCTTCTTTATTGAAAACCCCTTTTTCAGCTAAGACATAAAGGCTATTTAACCATCCAAAAGGCTTAATGTATATATCAAATAACCCTTTTGTTTTTACTGCCATGAGAGATTCACGTTTTTCTCCAAATATGTACTTGAATGTTTCAGCAAGTTTTCGCTGCGCTGAGTCAAAAAAAAAGCGAACTCAAATATAATGTCCATTTTTAATTGCTTAAATTTTTCTGTTTTCTCTGCTATCTTATCTTCGTCATATTCTTCGCCTATTTTCTTGCATAATATTGCCATCTGCTCTGGTAAAACATCATACTTACCGTTTTTCATTGAATCAATATACATATCTAATTGAGTAGCCTCAATATAATCTCCATAAGTATTGTTTTTTAAAAATTCTGCAGGGAAGTAATATGTTTCTCCATCACATTCAAAAGATGTCATCCCTGTTGGTTTGTATTCTTCCGTTAGAATCCCAATAGTATTAATAACATGAATAACCTGCTCCATATCAACATATTTCATATCCTCTTTATCTAACCCTGATAAATAGCAAAATATATCTCTATTTAGATGGAGTTCATTAACAAACTTAACATCTTCCGTTAATTTTTCGTAATCTGACTCATCATCTAAAGCAAACCTTTCATCTAAAGAGTTTTGTTTCAATTTTGCGTCATTCTGATGTTTTTTGATGATGTACGCTAACTCTCCCCAATGCTGCAAAGTTATTTCCTCCCATCCAGTAGGCACTTGAAAATCTATAGATTCATCATCTCTCTTAACTCTAACTGTTATACTCATTTCTTTCTTTTTGAATTATTTTAATTTTTTCCTCTGCCATTCTTTTTGTTTTTATAGAATCTAATATATCTGCTGTTTCTCCCACAAAATCTACTGTCTTTTCAAATAAATTTTCAGAAAGTTCATCTATCAATATTTTATTTTTTTTATTTTTTATTCCTGATAAAAATCCCATACACGCATATAGCATTAAATTAGGAGGCATATACACCCACTCACTAATTCTTTTAGAATCTTTTACTATTTTCTGAAAGGCATTAGTATAGTTTATAATATTATGTAAAATTTCATTAAATTCTTCAAATTTATTAGGAGCGCTTAATTCTGTTGCTTCATAAGCCACCCCCTGAAGATATTTCACATATTCATTAAGAAGTTTCTCATGTTTTATGTTAAGGGATGCGAGTTTCATTAAGTTTTTTCTTACTATTTCGCAATAATATGATTTTTTTTTCTATTACACTAGAAATTTTTGGAAATCAGGAAAAATAAACTATCTTTGAGTGATTCCACATATTTTTATTTATAGCCATAACTAAACAATCTACCATATCGTCATGTTTAGCTGAAGGAAATTTTACTAACTGCTGCAAAAATTCTTCATTCCATTTCCCTCTTAATAAACTTACCCTTCCTGATTCTAACGAAGCAGAAATATCTTGGACTCTAGCAACCTTATCTTTAGATGGCGGCTTATCTTCCTTGACATTAAGTCCTGTTTCCTTTTTTAATGTTTGAACTATGGACTTCCCTGATGCTTTTGGCTCTACATAAATCCTGCTTCTACTACTGTATCCATTTTTTGTTACCCATTGGGGGATAAACTTTACTAACTCAGGAAATTCCTTGTAAACATTTACACAATCTATGATTTGCCACTTATTATCTCTAAATGTATATGCTAGTAAAGCTGAGGGGTCATTTTTTTCACTTGAAGTGTATGCGGGGTCAATTACGAAATCTACTGCTATATTATCATCAGTAATTTTATATTGGTCAATTTTTAACCATTCTGACTTTATCATCCCTGAATTTAGGGGTGTTGGTGTTTGCATAAGCTGTCCTGCATATCCATAGCTACCCAAAGCTTGTTTATAGTCATCTAAAATATCTCTACTAAATCTATCTGACCAAAACAAACCATTCTTATCATAATTTGATTCTAATTTTTTTGGCTTAACATCATCTGACAGTTCTGCAGGTATGCAGATGTGTTTATATTTCATTCTACTCTCGTTTCCGTATAATAAAAATCCACTCAAATCATTATCATGTATTCTTTGCATAATAATAATTCTTATTCCTGTTAATGGGTTATTTAATCTTGAATAGAATGTTGTTCTGTACCACTCATTTGCATTTTCTCTTTCTATTTCTGAGGCAGCGTGTTGAGGAGATACAGGGTCATCAACTAATAAAAAATCCCCACCCTGTCCTGTTACTGTACCTCCAACAGATGTTGCTCTCCTAACTCCTAAAAAATTATTCTCATATCTTGATTTTAAGTTTTGGTCTTTTTTGATATGGAACAACTCTCCCCATCTATCCTTAAACCATTGTGAATTTATTATATCCCTACTTCTTGTAGAATGTTCTATTGAAAGTTCTGCAGAATAAGATGCTGTGATGAATCTGAATTTAGGATTCATTATCCAAGCCCATACAGGAAACATAACAGTAACTAAAAGTGATTTTGTAGAACGAAAAGGGATATTAATAATTATATCTTTCGTTTTGGGTTTATTGGCTATTATTCTCTCTGCTTCTTCTTGTAAAATATCACATAGATATTTATGATGCCAATTAGTAGATAACTCAATACTAGGCTCAACAATATGCCATGCTTTTTGGAAAAATTCATAGAAAGATAATTCGCATAACTTTTTTTCTAATGCAAATCTAAGTACCTCATCAGTTGTTGATTTCATCAAGTTTCGCTCTAAGCTCCTCAATGCTTACATCATCATTTAATTCAATTTTGACTTTCTTGGTTGTGTTGTCATTTATTTCAGAAGATGTAAGTTTTGGAACTGTATAGTTAAGTAGTTTTGATACTGCATTTATGTAGGCTTCAGGATTTTGGTCAAATAATTTATCCAACGCTAATCTAATTTTAGTTGAATGACCTTCTAATGCCCAAGTTAAAGCGTTTCTGCTAATTTTGCTAACAGATACATTATTTTTTTCCCCTTTTGTTCTCCCTTTTGTATTTATCTTCCCTCCATTTGGAAAGAACTTGTCAGAAGTTTCTTTGTATGGGTTAAGTTTGTTTAAATTGCTTTCTCTTAATTTATATCTCTCATCTTCACTCATAAATTATTTCAATTTTGTTATAGCACTTGTAATTTTATCTATATATTCATCAAGCTCATCATCCAACATTGAGCGTGTTAATTTAGCATAAGCACTTTCCAACTCATCTTCTTCTTTTTCATCTTCTTCCTTTTCTTCTTCTAATTCTTCTTCTACTTCTTCTTTCTCGTAAGTGAATAAAAGTGTCATTGATTCTTCTTCTTCTTTTTCTACTGTAACTAAAAGCTCTCCTTCTTCATGAAGTACATCCATTTGTTCTTTAGTGAAGTTATAAGTCCAATCTACATCTACAGCTTCAACTTCTCTTTCTTCGTAAACTTCTTCTGAAACTTCTTCTTCAGCATTAGCTTCTTGACAGGATTCTTTAGAGTCGTATTGACATTCTCCACTCTCTCCCCATCTCCATTTATTATCTTCACATTCTTCGCAAGGCATATTTTTTATTTTTATGATTGTAAGCAGTCCTTATAAACAATCCAACCACCTGTAAGGCAATCAAATGTCGCAATACTCCCTATAAGCTCTTGTCCTGCTTCGTAAGTTAGCGTTGCTAGAGCTGCGTTGTGAGACCCACTTATATTAGTAATATTAATGCTTTCTAATGTTGTTCCGTCTACTAAACAAACCATCTTCCATCCATAGTCCCCGTTAGTCACATAATTAAAAGCGTACTCTCCTAAAATAACCTCTGTCATTCCACATTTACAATTTTGCTCGTACATTAAATCAGCACTATATATAGCGGCTGAATTTTGAGTTATAATATCTGGTTCTGGCATAATTTATTTATTTATTTATTTATTTATTTATTTACAGGCTTAACCTCCGGTTTAGGGTCTGGACATTCTTGGATTCCCTCCTCCTTTCTCACTAAAACTTTCTTTGGCTTCGTCATTAGATTTTTTATTTAT